TTCCTTTATAACGCAACAGCCATCGCAAGTGCAAATCCTGCTGAAGCTGCTCCTACTGGTGTGCCCGACGCATCGAGGTAAACCGTTTTTGCTGCAGGCATTGTACCAAATACATCTAATGTTCCGCCTGTAAAACTTATTTTAGATGTATTACCCGAAGAGTTATTTATAACTGTTGTTCTCTCCAAAGTTGTGGCGCCAGATAAAGTTCCGACTCCAATCTCAAACGTGTTTGTGCCTTGTTCAAAAATACAATAGTAAGTCGTATTAGAAGTTCCAATACCACTTGCAAAAGTTAC